AGCATCACTACTTGCACCGTCGGATTGGCGTGTAGTTAAAGCCGCAGAAGTAACTGCATACAGTGTTGAAACTGAGTGGCTTACGTACCGTGCTGCAGTCCGTACTTCGTGTAACACTCGTCAAACTGAAATTGACAACTGTGTTGATGTACCTGCTCTCAAAGAGTTGCTGTACGGCAATGCACAAATCCAACAAACTGATGATGATGGGAACCTTGTCGTTGATGACGACGGTAACTCTGTCATGATCCCTAACCCTAATCTTGCCACTGAATGGCCTACATCACCATGATTACTCTTATCCGTCCAATTCTCTTTTCTTTTATTCAATCAAATCAAGTTAAGCGTCTTATTATTGACTTGTTGACTAAACTTGCTGAATCTACTGATAATGACGTAGATGATAAAGCAGTTGAGTTTATTCGTAACGGTCTCTTTCCTAATAAATAATGGAGTGGGCTGATCCTCCGGTGATGCCCTCTCTACGCCTCCCTGAGGCCCCTCAACTACCCGGTCCTATACTGGAGGTACCAAGAGCTGATTTGCCCTCTTACAAGCCGCTTGTGGTGCCTCCTAGCGTACTTAGACCGCCTCCAGGGATTGAAGGTATCAATACAACCGAAGAACCGCCAACTGAAGAGACAAAAGAGGTAAAACCTACACCTCCACAAATCACAATTCCACCTATCCCTAAACTTCCACCTGAAGCTCAGATAGTAGAGATTCCGTTTACGGATATTGAAGTGCCAATGCCTTCAACTACTATTATGACTACTGCAGCCACTACAGCTTTTATTTCTGTAGCAGCCACCTTAACTGCAACGTCTTTGTTCAAATACCTTGTGATGTTATTTAAACCAATCTTTAAACAAACATGGAACAAGATCACAAAAAAGACGGATTCATCAAATTCCTTGTCCTTGTCTGGTCCGCCGGACTCCTCACGGCATCATACGCAGGATGGATGAGTAAAATGGATCCCACTTATGTTGCAAGTATTTTAAGTGGTACTTTGGCAACTTTTTCAATTACACGTGAAAAGAAACAATGAAAAAACTTCTGATTCTTTTTCTTCTTGCTAGTCCAGCTGCAGCACAACAGGTAACCCCTAATTTTACACAGGGATCTATGCAATCAACCACTACTTCCACTATTGATATTAGTCGTACAATTGCGACAAATATTTATGGTGGTGATTATAAATCATGGTCTGGAACAAATGTAACACCCAGTGGAGACATTTTAGACAGCTCCACAACTTATTCAGTAACCAACGCAGGAGAACAGTTTCAACTGGAGACTGTAGTTCGTGCAGCGGGAATCATCGAAGACAGTCTAATTACAGAAACCATTCAACAAGTTTCTACTACTACTTCTTTATCAGTCTTCTCACAATAAGTTCACCAGTTTACGCAGAAGAACCAAAAGTACAGAACACTTCTAACCCTGTTGCAGCAGCTACAGGTAATGTGACTAATCAAGCGGTGCAATTCCAAAATAATGGTGCACCGTCTAGACAATACTTTGCTCCTAATAATAGTTGTAACGGTACAACAATGCAATTCTCTCCATTTTATATGGGTAATGATACTGTACCGTTTGATAATACAGGTTACGTAAAAAGTAACAACTGGGGAGCACAAGTTAGCTTTTCTGTACCACTAGATGGTGGTATGATTGAAACTTGTAAAGCTATTGCTAGAAAACATGAACAAAAGATGAGACTAGATTATGAACTTGTACGTGCATTGAAGTGTACAGAGATCATGAAAACTGGTTTTACTTTTAGACCTGGGTCACGTGTTGAAGTGTTATGTAACGACATTGTACCAATAGTTTCACTAAATAATGATTGAAGCAGGTGTTTCAGCTGTCGTTGCTATTATTGCAGCAGGCGCAGCTCTTACTAATAAAATTCACAATCGAATAACTGATTTAGATAAACGTCTAGATACTTTTGAGCTGCGCGTTGCTACAAGTTATGTACCCAAGCAAGACTTTGAAACAGCCGTTCAAAAAATGGAAGATCACATGATCCGCATTGAAAACAAAATTGACCAAATTGCACTAAGAAATTCTTAATTATGGCTTATCAACTTGTAGATACCTATACTGGTAAGGTTCTCGGTAACTACCCTAAAAAAGCTGAGGCTGATAAAACACTTAGTAGGATGTATAATGAGCCTGGTGAAACTCGGTATGAAGTTAAATCTATCCGAACTAAAAAAGTTTCAGTTGAAGTTGAAAAAGAATCAACTGATTGATTATGAAAAAACTTCAAGATCCTATCAAAAGATTAGTTATACAACAAAAACAAGCTGAAGCTGAAGGTAAGGATGATGTTATTCTACCTTATAGTTCAGACAAAGTAGACGAAGTTTATTACCAAGGTCCAATGAGAAAAGGAGCTGGTTCTGGATCTTTAGATCGTATGCCAGGTTCATCTGGTTATACGTGGACTAAACCAACTTTGCTTGAAACTATTCTTGATCAATTGAAAATTAAAAAGTTTGAGCCTAAAATTAAAAAATTAACTCCATCTAAACGTCCAGTTGAAAGATACCCCGGAGTAATATGAAGAAAAAGGCAACTGAAGACCAGTTTAACGAGTTACATAATCTTGTTACTAAGGAGTTCCTTGCCCGCATTAAATCGGGTGAGGCTTCTACACAAGACCTAAAAGCAGCTTGTGACTGGCTAAAGACTAATGACATCAGTGGTGTCGCCTTTGAAGGTAGCCCACTAGATAAATTGGCAACTATTATGCCAACTGTTGACCCTGAACTCGTCCAACGGAAACTTTATGGCCCGAAAGTCTAATCATAGCGGTCCTAAATACGCTAACGGTAACTATAAATCATACCAAAAAAAGTATGATGCTAGTTCACTACAGATCAAAAAACGTACAAAACTAAACAAAGAGAATCGTAAACGGGGCACTTATGGTAATGGTGACGGTAAAGATGTTTCCCATAAAAAGGATGGTTCAACATTCCTTGAAAAAGCATCTAAAAACCGAGCACGAAAAGGCCGAGCATGACCCCATTACTTCCTTCACCTGATCACTACCTTTATAACTTAATAGCCATGACCTCACCAGAAGCTAAGCGCCTGTGGAGGCGCTCTATTAAGGAACATTTTGACTGCACTTGTGTTTATTGTGGTAAAACTTATGACTTATCTAATCTTACTTTGGACCATGTCCGCCCTCGCTGTCGTGGCGGCTCAGACATTAAGAATGTCGTACCAGCCTGCCTGGTGTGTAATCAGAACAAAGGAAGTAACAACTGGCTCACTTTTATGAGACAAACATTTGGAGTTAATAGACTCCGTGAAAAACTTATTATGGAGTATATTACTTAATTATGGCTACAGGTCAAGAATTATTTGATGCTGACATAGCAAAAATTAGATTAAAAATTAAAAAATCCCCTAGTAGTGCGGTAACAAAAAGACTTGTTAGGGAGTTAAGAAATCTTCAAGAAAAACCCGGAAACCAACGAACTGGTATTGAAGCTAAAGGTGGTACAAAAGGTAAATACGCTGTTGATACAGGTAAACAAGCTCACCATCGTACAAGTTTAAATAACGCAGCTGCTTTTTTTGAAGATTTAGACCTTCCAGAAAAAGTTATTATGGGGTGGAAGTTTGCTCAATACGGTCTTACACCTGGTGATCTAACAACAAACCGACTTGATATGTTTTCTGAATTACATCAAGGAGGTATTCATAGCATTGAGCGTTATTTAGATTTAGAAGGTAAACAGTATTTTAAAGCTAATGCTAGCTTGCAACAAAAACTTGCAGCTGTTGAAGAGTTTGCAGCAGACCAAAAATTACTAGCAAGTATTGCAGATCGTATGCAATTTACTGCTGAACAAAGTACGTTTGGACTTTCTAGACGTATTGAATCTACAGCCACTAATAAACTAGCAGAGGAATACATAACTAAACGTGGCAGAAGATTAAAAAATCAAAAACTAGATTTTCTTGAATACATACCGGAAAATCACGAAGTTGCAAGGGCATTGGGACCGCAAATGCAGTCTAATAATGCGAATAGATTAGCTGTTTTAGAGCAGTATTTTAACCCTGATGGTACATTTGATAAAAAAAGATTAAAAGCAGACAAAGATGCTGGTATTTTTACATTACCAAAAGCTGGCCCAGCAACAGAGTTTAGCACAATTCCGTTAGACATAAGCAAAGGTTCTGTTAAATTTAAGCGTGGTCAAAGATTAGCAAATAATGTGTTAAAATTAGGCGTAGGGGGTAGTCTGGCTGTAGGTTTACAAAGTGTAGCAAGTAAAGCACAAGCTGGTGATTTTGAAGGAGCTGTAGGTGAAGGTATTGCTGCTTTAGTTGGTGAAGTACCTTTTATTGGTGATGCACTGGTAATGGAATCTGAAGGTAGAGCCGCTGGAGAACGTATGCCATCAAACGTGACTCCAGATCAATATACACAGATGCAAATTCAAAAGGCTAAAAATCTTAAAAGTATTCCAGAACAAATCTCCAATGAGGCTAAATGGGCAGTCAATAACCCAGGTGAAGCTATTAAAAACGTAACTGAGGCCACTTTAACTACAGCATTAGCTGCAGGCAAACAAGCCTTTGATAGCCCAATGTTAGCTCCTTATACTACACCTATTAAAGCTATTAACGGTGCTATGAAGTTTTTTGGCTTTTAACTTATGAACACCCTAGAACTACTTAAAGACGATTTCAAGCTGTTCCTACAGGCTCTGTGGGCGCAGCTTGATCTGCCTAATCCAACCCGTGCACAATATGCAATCGCTGATTACTTACAACACGGTCCCAAGCGTTTACAAATCCAA